TGGAAATGTTAGACGCTCTGCAACACTCGCTTTGGGTAGTGCTGGAGATGAAGCGTTTATGAATTTGAAAAACTCTGAAGTTTTCCCAGAACGAAATTCGTTTGATCCAGAAAATCCAGGTTGGGCCTGGATGTCTAACAACTCTATCTCAGCAGAAGTAGGAACAAAGTACGAAGACTATGTAGATTTAATTACGGAAAACGGAGAACCAGGTTTTATCTGGCTTGATGTTGCTCGTAATTATGGACGACTAAAGGATGCGCCAGACGGTAAGGATTATCGTGTGATGGGATTCAACCCATGTGCGGAGCAGCCATTAGAGTCATACGAGTTATGTACACTTGTAGAGGTGCACTTAAATCGTCATGAATCTAAGGAAGACTTCCTGCGTACCCTGAAGTTTGCATACCTTTATGGAAAGACTGTAACACTTGTTCCAACACACTGGCCACAAACAAACGGTATCATGCAACGCAACCGTCGTATTGGTACATCCCTTACTGGTATTGCATCGTTTGCAGATCAAAAGGGTTTGCCAATTGTTCGTGAGTGGATGGACGAAGGATATCAAAAAATTCGTCACTATGACCACCAGTATTCAGAATGGCTATGTGTTCGTGAATCAATTCGTGTAACAACAGTTAAGCCATCAGGATCAGTTTCAATTCTTTCTGGTGCAACTCCTGGAGTTCACTGGGGACCTGGAGGAAACTTCTTCCTTCGTGCAGTTCGTTTTGGAAACACAGATCCAATGATGCATCTGTTTAAAGCAGCAGGGTACACAATTGAAGACGACGTAGTATCAGCAAACACATCAGTCGTATACTTCCCAATCAAGTCAGGTCATCCAAGATCTGAAAAGGATGTTACATTATTTGAAAAGATTGCACTTGCAGCAACTGCTCAAAAGTATTGGTCTGACAATGGTGTTTCTGTAACACTTTCATTTGACAAGGAAACAGAGTCAAAGCATGTTGTGCCAGCACTGCATATGTACGAGGGACAGTTAAAGGCAGTCTCATTCCTTCCAATGGGAAATCACACATATCCACAACAGCCATATACTCAGATTACTGAAGAGCAATATGAGTCATATATTGGCAAGTTAAAGCACATTGATTTTGCTGCAATTTATGATGGTGTAGATAATCTTGAGGCTCAGGGTGAAGCATATTGCACAACAGACTATTGCGAAATAAAAATAAACAAGTAGTCTTCTGTGGTAAAATAGACTTATAATGTCTACTCTATCAAATCTGTATGCAGAAAAAATATTTAGCGAGCATCCAACTGCTTTATGGGCCTTGGATGATCCAGTAGACTATTTGTCATTAATTACAGAAAATCAAAGAAATATGGTTTCTTGGCCAACACCAATAAATGGTTCAGTTTCTTTATATTCTGAGTTTTCTGACCAACCATTTGTTTCAAGTTCAATGTTTAAGGTTAGAATGACAAGTCACTCTTCTAATATAAACTATACGACACTTGTAAGTAATGATATAACAAATTTTAGCAACCTCAGCAGCGAACTAGGAACATTTTCTATAGGCGCATATATAAATTCAAAAAGCCCATACGTAGCAGAAGTTTCTGTTGGTTTTGAATATAACAGTTCTTATACTGGAGAACTAATTCAAAACATTAAAAACTATACAATGCAAATTTCAGACTATTGGACTTTTGTGTCTGAGACATTTGATAAGCCAGAAGAAAATACAACCTTTAGGATTGTAATAAAAATTGGGGCTTATTCTGGAGGTGCAGATTTAGATTACGATTTTTTAATAAACGGACTAACAGTTGGACAATGGTCTGAAGAGTTCAATTCCTCTTCCCTTGGAATTTCCCCAATAACTTTACCAAGCACTATATCTGTTATGGGGGGGTCAAAGGGATATCTAGCAAAATCATATGGACTAGATGAAGATAATGGATATTATATAGTCAACAACAATTTTTTAAAAGCAAGGAATAATGGAATTCCTTTATGCTATGGTTCTTCAAACCTAACATCTTTATATCCCAACGGAGGGCTACCCTCATTAATTATTCCTGGAAAAGGATTTTTAAATCAATTAGGCAAATATCAAGACTATACTGCAGAGTTCTGGCTAAGAGTTAACTCTGACTCGGTTACAGAAAAAAGAATATTTGGACCAATTGCTTCAGATGATGGCTTGTATGTAAATGGTCCGTTTCTAATGCTAAAAATAAATAACAATATTCAGTCTTACTATATTGGAGAATGGTACAGGCCAATGCTTGTAAACATTAGAGTTTTAAAAAATTCTGCATCTCTTTTAATAAATGGAGAAGAAGTTTTGTCAATGTCTTATCAAACAGCAGATTTAGATTTTCCCAATGAATATTCGGCTGATTTAAAAAATCAAGACTGGCTAGGTTTCTGGTCTTATGAAGATGTAACACCCATAGAAATAGATTGTTTTGCTTTGTACTCATATAGTGTTTCTCAAATGCTTGCAAAAAGAAGATTTGCATATGGCCAAGCCGTTGAGTTTCCAGAAAATATAAATACATCATATAGCGGTTCTTCTGTATATATTGATTATCCTTTTGCAGATTATACAAGTTCATATTCCTATCCAGACATAGGTAACTGGAACCAAGGATTTAGAGATAATCTTTCAATCAATGGTACGACTTTAGCAAATACTGAGTATAGTCTTCCAGAAATAATTTTAGACAATAAAACAGTATCGCAATTTTATACAGATTGTGCATCAGTTCAAAATGAATCTGAAAAGTTTTTTGCAATTCAGCACAATAATTCTTCTGAAACACAAGGATATATGCTATTTGACAAATTTGAATATCTTCAAGATCCAGTTTACTCATTCTATGGAATATTTAAAAAGAAAAAAAATATATCTGAAAAAGAAACTCTTATTAGATTTCAGTCTGACCAATCAAATGATTACTTTGAAGTATGTCTAAGTGGCTCAGAAATAAGTTATGAGTTAAAATACAATAATTCTTTAGAAGTATTGGCAAAATCGGTCTCTGTTCCAATTGGAGAAAAATTTATTGCTGGTTTAAATATTAAAAAATTTGTAGAGTATCATGGTGGAAATGTAGCATCATTTTTTGGAAATAGACAAACACTTAAGACATATCTTGCTGGGAACAAGTTAATGGAAAACACTTTTCACGGAAACATATACAAATTTGCATTATTAACAGAAAGAAACTTCCAAGACATATCAGAATTATTTAATGAAGAGACTGGACTCCCACTACTTTTTGATGATGTGTTTAACATTTATTTAAATGCAGATTTATCTTTAGGTGCCGATTCAGGAATACTTACACAGTCTCAAGTTTGGGACTACTATATGGACGGAGGGTCAAAGACATTGCAGGAATATGTCAACAGTCCAGATGACACAACCTTATGGCCAGAAGAACTTCCTCAAATAGGGGATCACGTAGCAAGTTATACCCTTTTTGCAACCACCTTATTTGAAGAATATATTTTAGATGTTGCTGTTCAAGGTTATTGGGAAGACAACCTTCCTTTAACATACCTTGCTCAATATGTGACAGATAGCCGTGGTAAAAAATATTATGACCTAGACTTTATTCAATTTAATTTAAACTATCCAGCACCTTCAAAATTTATTCAGGAAACAATTGATTCTAGTTGGTCTTATGCAGAACTTCAAGAAAAATTTTCTGTTCCAGTTACAAGAGAATATTCTTCATTAGATAATCATCTTTTTACTGGATATGAAGACTATAACGATTTAAAAAATAACTCTTTAAAAACCTTTAGATACGATACCGCAGAGTCTTTAGTAAAGTCCTATGTTACTTTTCAATACACAGCAACAGGAGCAAACGAAGCAGCATCATATTTTATTTACAATGAAAAACCATCAAAATACGGAGTGGTAGAACCAGGGGAAAACTGGATTAACACAAGGTATGAGGTTGTAAACAATATGCTTATATATCCACCAAAAGATGCCGATATTCTTTCTTTGTCAATTGTGTATAGTCTTAATTTCGTTGTTCGTGGAATAAGATCTGGTAGGATTAAACTTAGAAATCTTCAGGTGTGCTCTCAAGCATTTAATGCAACTGAGCCAAATGCAGTTGGAACAAGATTTGGAAATAATATTTACCCATATAAAAAGTTAAACTATTACTATAATTATAAATCAAGAAATCCTTTTACAATCTATAAAGGTAGCACTCCATATTTATACTTGACAAGATTTAGCGGAATAGAGTTAAAAGACCAATATGATCCAAAGATTAGTAGGGGACTTGCAATTCCTATTAATGAGTCAGAATCTTCTAACTATAAGATATCTTCAATTCAGATGGCAATAAGATTTGATCAAGACTTTTTCCCTTACTCAGAAACAGAAATTTTTCAAATAGAATCTAAAGATGAAGTAATAAAATTTTATATGAAAGCAAGTCAGAGAGATGGTAAAAGAGCAAAAATTTATGCAGTTAATGCTTCATCGGGACAGGTCGATAACGGAGTCTCTTTTTATATTAACGGGAATGCTGTAAGAGAGCCACATATATCAATCAAAGAGTGGGCATTCCTTGGAATTAACTTTACTGGGCTCCTAGATTTTAAAAATACTATAGGCTCTTTAAATTTAACAGGACCAATCACATTTAATACAATATCTCACTACAAGTCTACCCACTTACAAGAAATTCAGCAACAGTCAACCAGGCCATGGTTTAGAATTCAAGGAAATTTTGATAACGAAATTCCTTGGGATTTCTGGAGAACTCCCATTATCAAGTGGAATGGTGTGTTAATCTTCTCAACAAAGAACTACTATGGAGTTGATCCTTCAGATGTCTATAAGAGTTATACTGGAACTGACAAGATAGTTGTAGACTCTGATAAGGTTTTTAGTATTAATCGGTACAAATATACCATATATGGCGATGTTCAGTGGCAACAGTCTGTTATTGATGCTATCTAATGTGGTATACTTATGGTTATGAATATCGAAAACCCAAAGAAAAAGCGTAAATCTCTTCCAAAAATGAAGGGGCAAGTGGGAGAGTCCCGTGCAAAAATTATTGAAAAACACTATGACTGGGGCCTATATGTTTACAAAAAGGCTAATGGAAAATGGTTTACCGATGGAACTGGTTCTGTTTTAAACATAGAATCCATGAAGGGGGACATTATGCAGATTTCAAAACTTAAAGAGGCAGCAAAATATTACGGGGATGAGGGAGATGGAATACAGGCAGCAAAAGATACAATTTCTAAATATGGAAATGATGACTAATGGCTGAAGATAGATCAGATTTTATTAGAGTAAAAACAGATACCCTTTTGCCAGAAGACGATACTTTTGCAAAACAAGATCCTTTTAATAAAACGTGGGATGAATTAAAAACACTTAATGGTTTAGATGCTAACTTTAAAAGAAGAACATCTAGAGTCACAAAGACAGATGCGTCACCTTCTTATATAGACAATGCCAAAGCCGTTAACACAGGTTTAGATGGAGCAAAGTCTAAAGAGATTAATCCTGGACTTATTTATCGTAATGGTTATGGCCTTTTTGATGTCATTACACCACCCTGGAATCTTTATGAGTTAGCAAGTTATTATGACACATCATTTGCTAACCATGCAGCAATTGATGCTAAGGTAGAAAACATTGTTGGTCTTGGATACGAGTTTAAGGTTTCTCCAAGAACAATGCTAAAACTAGAAGCGTCAGAACAAAAAACTGCAGAAAATGCAAGGAAAAGAATTGAAAGAGCAAAGATTGAACTACGTGACTGGATTGAGTCTTTAAATAATGACGATTCATTTACATCAACAATGGAAAAAGTTTACACTGATCTACAGGCAACTGGAAATGGGTACCTTGAAATAGGAAGAACAGTTCGTGGAGACATTGGTTACGTTGGCCACATACCAGCAACTACAATGAGAGTTCGTCGTTTGCGTGATGGCTTTGTCCAGGTAATTGCAAACAAGGTGGTTTACTTTCGTAACTTTGGAGCAACTAACTCCAACCCACTTGGAACAGATACTCGCCCCAATGAAATTATTCATTTTAAGGAATACTCACCACTAAACACTTTTTATGGAGTGCCTGATATTATTTCTGCAATTAATTCTCTATACGGTGACTCTCTTGCATCACAATACAACATAGACTTCTTTTCAAATAAAGCAACACCAAGATATGTTGTAACCCTTAAGGGCGCAAAACTTTCTGGCGAAGCAGAAGACAAAATGTTTAGGTTCTTGCAAACTGGACTAAAAGGTCAGAATCATAGAACTCTTTATATTCCTTTGCCTGCAGATACAGAAGGTAACAAAGTTGAGTTTAAAATGGAACCAATTGAAAACGGAATTCAGGAAGGATCTTTTGAGAGATATCGCAAGCAAAATCGTGATGATATTCTTGTTGCACATCAGGTTCCACTATCAAAACTTGGCGGTTCAGATTCAGCAGCAATCGCAGCAGCACTATCTCAGGACAGAACCTTTAAAGAGCAAGTAGCAAGGCCAGCCCAAAGAGATCTTGAAAAAATGATAAATAAGATTATAATGGAAAAAACAGACATTCTTCAATTTAAGTTTAATGAACTAACATTGACAGATGAGATAGCACAATCTCAAATTCTTGAACGCTACATTAAGACACAGATTATGGTCCCTAATGAAGCAAGAGAGGTTTTGGGTCTTCCACAACGAGACGGGGGAAATGAGCCATTCCAGCCTAAACCACAGGATACTGCAAATGACAATGCAGATCGTGAAAGGGATGGAGAACGATTAAACAATCAGTCTGATGGATCTGCAACAGTTCGTGGCAGAAATCCAAAAGGTGAAGGACGAGCATCTCAGTAATTGAGATACCGTAAAAAAGGGCTCTATAATATATACTAGTATGACTATATCAAAAGCACACTGGAATACAGACGGTGAGAACATTCGCCTATCAATGCCACTTAGTAAGGTGGATAAAGAAAGACGTACCGTTTCTGGTTTTGCATCACTAGACAACCTTGACAAGCAAGATGATATTGTTACATCAGAAGCATCAATGAATGCTTTTGCAAAGTTCCGTGGGAACATTAGAGAAATGCATCAGCCATCAGCAGTAGGGAAAATGGTATCATTTAAAGAAGACAAGTATTTTGATCCAGAAGCCAAAAAGTTTTACAAGGGTGTTTTTGTATCTGCATATATTTCAAAGGGAGCACAAGATGCTTGGGAAAAAGTTCTTGACGGAACATATACAGGTTTTTCTATTGGCGGAAGAATGAATAAATGGGACGATGCTTATGATGAAAAATCAGATAAAACAATTAGAGTTATTAAAGAATATGATTTAGTAGAGTTGAGTCTTGTTGATTCCCCTGCTAATCAGTTTGCAAACATTATGTCAGTAGAAAAAGTAGATGGATTAGATGTTGTAAAAGGTGATGAAACAATTTTAGAAAATGTATTTTGGGACAAGCAATCAGGTTTAGTTATGGTTTCAGAAAATGAATCAGAAGTTAGCCCAACTTCTGGTGAGCCAATGGCAAATATAGGGTTCGTTGAAAAAACGGATAATGAAAAAACAGTAATGATAAAATTCTTAGTTGATAGTGCTAAAGGCATTAATACTTCTAAGATTAACAAGGAGGTACAACCTATGACAGAAGAAACAACAGTAGATGTAGCAGTTGAAAAAACTGATACAGTTGTAGAAAATGTTGAGGTCGCTCCAGAGGTTGATACAGTAGTTGAAACTCCTGCAGTAGAAGTTGCAAAGTCTGATGAAGTCGTTGTAGCAGAAGAAACCCCCGTGGCTAATGAAGCCGTAGAGGTTGTTGCAGAAGCAGAGGTTACAGAAGTATCTAAATCAGACGAAGCAGTTGATTCAATTGCAGAAATCAAAAATACTCTAGAATCAGCCTTTAGCGATCTAGTTTTAACAGTAAAGTCATTGCAGGCAGAAGTAGAAATGCTTAAGTCTACAAAGGTTGATGTTGAAGCAGCAAAAACATCATTTGAAGCGGTTGCAAAAGATATTGCAGCAGTGTCAAGTGAATTCAATGAATTTGGTAAGCGTGTGGAACTTGTAGAGCAAGACACTGCTTTCCGAAAGTCTGGCGATCTCGGCGAGATAGTACAGAATCAGCCTGAAACGGTTGAAAAATCCCTATGGGGCGGTAGTTTCCTCAAAACAGCCGACTTATTCAATTAAAAATAAATAAGTAAATTCACTAGGAGGTGACAATATGTCGGAACAAAATATAGAAAAGAACCAGCCTGGAACATCAGGTAATCTTGGTGGAACAGCACCAGGACTGTATCAGGGTCAAGGTGCATTCGCATCAGG